CATTTCCACCCCTGTTGTGCAGCAACATACTTTTTCTTTGTTTCACTTACGCTACGCTTGCTACTGTTTTTGCCGGAGTTCAGCAACCGTCTCTCAGCGGGAGTTGCGCCAGGGGTTGTGCCCACTATCGACGGTTGTGCCATCCGCGATCCTGTACCGACCGCACTGCTCATCGCGCCGCCCATCGCGCCGCCTTCTTGTCGGGGTAGAGCACCCGCGGCACGCCCAGTCATATCAAAAAACGGTGTTATCATATCCGCGGTTCCTTTACTTATCGGCATATACTTGATGATATCGTTGGCATGAAACAACAATTGCCTAGAGTTTTCCGGATTGCGGCGCAAAAACATGAAGAGCGAGAGACCGATGAAACCAAATGTTGCCATCTTAATCCATTTTTGATTGCTTTGGAACATCTTTAATGGTTGGCCATCATAGTATGTGTTTATAATAAGAACCGCCGTAATAATAAATACGATGTATTCGGTTTTTACCATTTATTCAAAGGTTTGACTTGATAAGTTATATATAGTCTCGAATATTTAGCTACCGATTATGATAATAATAAGCCGCATAACCCAATCCTCCTATTAATAACAAATATACGAGCTTTTCTCGATACTTTAATTCTTCTAGGATTTGGACAGACTTAGGCCGATAGTGTAAATAATATCTTTCGAGAGCGTCATGTAAGCTCACTTCATCCTTCATCAAGAGAACGTTGTAACGATTATGAATGAAATGAACCCAACGAATAAATGAATCGCGGCTGTCTAAATATGGCGTGACCGGATATTTCCCCAACATTCGATCAAACTCAGACGCCATTTCTGGATCAGGTATCAACATCGAAAAGTTTTGAACGAAGTCGTAGTATTTTTTACGCGTGACATCATTTACATGATCGGGATAATTGACCGCGACTGTCATTAAAAAGAACCAGTATTGTGGTCCCCATACTTTCGCGTCGAGTCGGAGCATCGATTGCTTTGCCTATAATGAAACGACATAAAAACAAAGATAGAACTACGATAAGCGATTTTTAAAGATGGAAGACCAAGACGAAATACAAAAGGTAAATAATCCTAAATCTGCGTTATCATACCTTGAAATAACCGAAATACGAAATCATCGAACGAAATATACAATCGGAGGAGGCATCGTTGCGGTGGCCAACGCTGGAACGCCTGTAATCAGCGGAGAATCGAACAAATATTTCTGTAATAATTGTAATCGTACAAATCATGTTTATAATAATTGCCGCGCGCCAATTACAAGTATCGGTGTGATTGCGTTTCGTTGTGGTGAAACTGGGCCAGAGTTTCTCATGATACGTCGTCGCGATTCATTCGGCTTCGTTGATTTCGTTCGGGGTAAATATTCTTTGAACGATGAAGCATATATTCAACGTATTATCGATGAGATGACGATCTCCGAAAAAGCGAACCTATTACGACTGACATTCGAACAACTTTGGCGTTTATTATGGGGTGAATACACGCGAAGCAGCCAGTATAAAAATGAAGAACAGATATCGTTTGAAAAGTATCGTCAGGTTATTGGTGGGATACGGACAAAAGATGGACGCATTAAGACTCTTCATCAATTTATTGAGGATTCAACGACAAATTGGACTGAAACTGAATGGGGGTTTCCGAAAGGCCGCCGGAATTATAATGAAAAAGACCTTCCATGTGCGTTGAGAGAATGCCTTGAAGAGACCGGATATGATATCGGAAATGATAATGTGATTCAAAATATTGCTCCATTCGAAGAAATATTTATGGGGTCGGATATGAAATGTTATAAGCAGAAGTATTTTCTTGCGATGGTTGATTTAGATAAGAAACCGAAAAAGGCACATGATATCATGGAGGTTGGCCTCATGAAATGGATGTCATTTGATGAATGTATTCGAACGATAAGACCTTACAATTTAGAAAAAATCGGTATTGTTCGTAAGATCAATAACATATTATCCCGCTATCAGATTTTTTGAATCCTTTTTATTTTGCGTATGTATATAAAGGGTCAATCGCAATATAAAATAATAGATACGATACATAAGAAACTACCTATGGCCGAGGAACAAGAAAATATACCAATAGAATTAACGATTCGTCCTTCTGGTAGTCCGTCAGTTGCTTCTGTTGCTGCTGCGGCGATGGCCGTAATGCCTGAGAATGCGCCGATTGCCGTCGGAACAGACAGCGAATCTATAAAAAAAATGCGAACAATAAAACCGAAAGCGAGAGCAGGAGCTGTTGCTGCCATTCCTGCGGTTATTCGGAGTGAAGACCCAAAAACTATGATCAAGAGAATGAAGCGAGATCTGGAAGAAGGCCGACGACGTCTCAAACCGGAAGAAATCAATAATCCATTTAGTAAGGAATTCAATAAACTTCTCCTTAAAAAGGAATTACTCGAACGAGAGATGACGATACATGATATTGGTATTTTACCGATTGACGGTGATGGAGAGAGCGAAGGGCAAGGTGCTGATGTCGCCGCCGCCGCTGCGGCGTTAACCGGTCTGTATCCGACCTTAAACGATCCTAACTTCAATACTAAAATAGCACTTCGTAAAGAGTTTTTTGATACCAAAATGGATGTTGATCATACAAAAAATGTTGAAGAAGAGGCAGAAATTTTGTGTAATGCGCAGATCGAATTAGCACCCAATCAACAATTTGTTCGGAATTTTCTCTCGGTGGAGACCCGTATAATAGTTTGCTGTTATATCATGGTCTGGGAACTGGAAAAACATGTTCCGCAATTAGTGTTGCCGAAGAGATGCGGGATTATATGAAACAAATGGGAATTACACAGCAAATTATTGTTGTAGCTTCGCCGAACGTTCAAGAGAATTTTCGACTTCAGCTATTTGATGAACGCGAACTTCGAGAGATTGAGCCAGGTGTATGGAATATTCGCGCATGCGCTGGCAATAAATTTATCAAAGAGATAAATCCGATGAATATGAAAGGACTAACACGTGATAAGGTGATCAAACAGATACGTCGTCTTATTTCATCGCATTATTTATTTTTCGGTTATAACGAATTTGCGAATTATACACGAACTCACGCATCCAGTATTGGCATATCCCAAGATGATATAGCGATTCAAGAAGTGCGTCGTAGAACTACGATGACAGCAGCAGCATCTAGTGGTGCCGGTGCTACTGCCACATCAGTCAAAAAGGGGCGTAAATCGGCTGCTGAAATTGCCAAGGCGGCTGAAATGGAGACACTTGCGATAGAAACCCTTTCTGTCACGAAGTTGCGTAAATTATTCGCAAATACACTTATTATTATTGATGAGGTTCATAACATTCGCATTACCGACGATAATCGCGATAAGCGTGTTGCAAAGATATTGTTCCAGATTGTTCAAAAGGTCAATAATGTACGATTACTGCTTCTCTCAGGCACACCCATGTATAATAGTTACAAGGAAATTGTCTGGTTGATTAACCTTATGAACTTGAATGACCGTCGCGCAACTATCGATATCGCAGATGTTTTCGACGACCGCGGTAATTTCCGTGTAGATGCGGAGGGTCGAGAGATCGGGAAGGAACTTCTTATCCGCAAAGCGACTGGATATGTTTCATTCGTTCGTGGTGAAAATCCATACACATTTCCTTATCGTATCTATCCGAGAGAACATTCGCCAGAGTTCTCGCTTCTTGCTCGACTTTCCCGGGAAGTGGGAGCGGGAGCAGGAGGCGGAGGCGGAGGATATCCACGGCGTCAGCTTAACGGGCGTTATATTGAACAACCGATTGAACATATTGACGTATATATGACACACGCCGGTGATATACAGGAAGCAGCATATCGGTTTATTATTAACGATATGAAGGCGATGTATATTTATAAGAAGACCGCGATGGTTCGACGAAAGAAAGCGGCGGCGGCGGTTGCTGCGTCGTCGGCAGAAGAAGGAAAAGAAAGCGGCAAAGGCAAAGGCAAGGGCAAAAGTAAAGGTAAAGGAGAGGCGGCAAGCGCAGGAACGGAAGCGACAACCGGAGCAGCAGCCAGACCGAGCGCTGTTATTGATGAAACCACATTAGTCGAAGCTGCGGATTTTCCGTCATTTGAAAATATGGACACGATTGGTTATGCTGCTGTTCAACGACCACTTGAAGCCTTGAACATGGTATATCCGCACCCATCTCTCATCGAATATGTGAATGATCCAAATGATGAATTTGATATTGCGGCATGTATTGGAAAAGAGGGACTACGTCACATCATGTCATATGAAGAGGTAGGAAATCCGCCGATGAGGTTGAATTTCGAATACCGACCGGAATTTATACGAGGATTTAAACTCCCGCGCGGTGAAACAACGACAAAAGCGTCATCTCGTATCTTCGCACCTGAAAATATTGGCCGATATTCCGCGAAAATAAAGCAAATAACGGATAAGGTCATGGTAAGCGAAGGCATAATTCTTGTATATAGTCAGTATATTGATGGCGGTGTTGTTCCAATCGCCCTCGCATTAGAGGAACTCGGTTTTACACGTTACAGCGTTGCTGGCGGCAATTCTTCCTTATTCCGAAATAAACCTACACAAAATATCGATTCGATTACGATGCTCCCCCAACGCCGACATCAAGCAGAATATCCAGACCAACCCTTTCGACCCGCACGTTATTCTGTTATCACGGGTGATCCAACGATTTCACCAGATAACTTACATGAATTGAAGGCACTCACGAGTGAAAATAACACCAACGGTGAAAACGTGAAGGTTGTCATTATATCTGTTGCCGGAAGTGAAGGTCTTGATTTTAAAAACATTCGTCAAGTCCATATTTTGGAGCCTTGGTATAACATGAACCTGCTCGAACAAATTATAGGTCGCGCTATCCGTAATTGTAGTCATAAGCGACTGCCATTTTCACGGCGAAATGTTGAATTGTATTTATATGGAACTGACCTGTCGAATCCCGATATTGAGGCAATCGACCTTTATTTGTATCGTCTCTCAGAATTCAAAGCTGTAAAAATAGGTGTTGTATCTCGTGTGCTTCGTACATCGGCGGTGGATTGTCTGTTGAATGTTCAGCATAATACTCAAACTGCGGCACAACTGAATCAAGTCGTTCAACAAAATCTCTCGTCACGCAAACAAATAGACTATCAAGTTGGTGCGCGGCCATATTCAGCATTATGTGATTATATGGAACGATGCGAGTACGTTTGTCGTCCAACATTTTCAAATGGACGGCCTATTCAAGAACAGAACGACTTATATGGGATCGACAGCGACAGCGACAGCGACAGCGACAGCGACGATGAAGGCCACAGCAGAGGCAAGGCAAGAGCTTCAAAAAAACCAGAAAGTGATGTTCGGCTTGATACATTTAATGAAAAGTTCATGTCGATGAATCTTGATAAAATTATTCACAAAATACGCGATTTATACAAAGACGCATTTTTCTATAAGAAGACAGGTCCGAATGGGATCATCGCACATGTAAATGCGATACGTCAATATCCCATCGCACAAATAAACCTAGCTTTATCCCAAATGCTAACAGATCCGAATGAGTATGTCAATGATAAATATGGACGACTTGGACGTATTATAAACGTTGGTGATTATTATCTGTTTCAACCGATCGAAATAACCGATAAACGTATTAGTATTCATGAGCGAAGTACTCCGGTCCCTTATAAACACTCCGCGATAGAATATCCTCTTCCAGATAATATTACTGAGGATTATTTGGGAATTCTCTCGAAACCGGCGGCGGGTCTGGGAGCTTCGATAGTGGTTCCAAATAAGAAGGTTGTAAATAAAATCGCATCGATTCGAGTGGCCGAATCCGCATCCCCCGCAGGAGAAGCAATCGGTGTTTTGAGTGCAGGTGT